ACTCATGGACATCAAATACTGTATATGCGCAGTACGACCATAGAGATGGAGAATTAAAAAATAAGAACTTCTTTGTACACGTACAAGAAGCCAATAATGATTTTAGTATCTTTAAATGTATCGGCAATAACAAAGGCGCGCCATCTACGGACAAGCCCTCAGCATCAGAAACGTCTGCTAATGATGATATCTATATCACAACTACAGACAGATATCAATGGAAATTAATGTATGAGGTACCTTTAGCAACATACAATAAATTTACTACATCAAAGAAAATACCAATATTAGAAAATGCTAACGTATCCGGAAATGCTGTTTCTGGTGCAATTGATTTTGTTACAGTTAACAGTGGCGGAAGTAGATACAACAGCGTAGCTAATGGTATTGTTAAGGTAACCAATGTTGGCGGTGAAAGTAGAATGGTTGAAATTGAATCTGTAGTAAGTGCTAATGTATCTTTCTCACAGACTAACAATTCAGTAAGCGGAACCTTTGCAGCTGCAGAAAGAATAGATTTACTTGGAAAGCATGCTAACGGAGATTTATTTAATAGCAACAATGCACCTAATTTGGTAAACAATATTGCCAATGCTATATCTATTGAAGCAAACACATCTCAATTAAGAGTAGTAGATATTGCAGGAAACTTTTTTGGAAACTCTGAATTAGTAGTAGTAAGAGGCCAAACAAGTAATGCTACATCACTAATAACTGATATAGTATCACAGACTTCAACATTATCCGCTAACACAGATTTCTATAAGGGATCCACATTTTACATTGCTGCAGGATCTGGAGCAGGAGCAGCAGCAACTATTAGTGAGTACGTGGTGACTGGATCAGCTAGAAGAGTATTACTGGCCAATGATACAGGGTTTGCTACTCCAAGCGGAATGATAATAGACACAACATCAAGATTTGAAATAACACCATCCGTAACAATATCAGGAGACGGATCCGGAGCTGAAGGTAGAGCAATAGTCAATACACAAATTGGCGCAATTGATACAATAGAGATTACAAAAAGAGGTCAAGGATATACATTCGCCGATGCAGAAGTTTTAGGTAACACGGGTATTGTAAGTAGCCAACAGGCAAATAATGCAAACGTAACTGTTATCATTGGACCAAAAGGCGGTCATGGATCTGATCCAATTAATGAATTATATTCAGACACTGTAGGCATATCAGTAGACTTTGCAAATAGTGAAGGTGGAAACATTCCTGCAAACAACGACTTCAGACAGATTGGAATTTTAAAAGATCCATTATTTAGTAACGTAGTTATTACTTTGGCTAACACATTAACAACAGATAGTGCAACAGGTAGCGGTACATCATTCCAGGATGAAGAAGTTGTTACTCAATCAACGTCAGGTGCATTTGGTATTGTTGCTGCAAGAGGAGCTGGTACAATAAATTTATCAAATGTTTATGGACAATTTGTAAAAACAACTGCAGGAAACACGACTCATAGGATAGTTGGTGCAACATCAAACACATCATCAACCGTAGATGAGTTCCAAACAAGCGATAAAAGTACATCTAACTTTACGACTTATGATCAAAGAGTAAGATTAACAGGATTTGCACAAACTACTACGGATGCTGCTTTTTCAATAGATGAACCAGTAATTCAGCCAGATACAAATGCGTCAGGCATAGTACACAGTATAAATACTTCTAGTGGAAGTGTATTAACTATTACTAATAAGAAGGGTAATTGGTTAGCATCTGATTCTGCAAGTGGAACTGATTATAGATTTGATGGAAGCACCAGTGGAGCTTCAGGCAAGTTCACAGATACCGCAGGACCAGATATAGTACCTAACACAGGCGAGGTAGTTTATATTGAAAACTTATCTCCAATAACAAGACAAGACGATCAAACAGAACGCGTTAAACTAATGATAGAGTTTTAGAGGAACAAATGGGAATAGAAACAGACTTAAATGTAAATCCGTATTACGACGACTTTGATGAAACGAAAGATTTTCATAGGGTTTTATTCAAGCCGGCCGTGCCTCTACAAGCAAGAGAGATCACTCAGTTACAAACTATACTACAAAACCAAGTAGAAAAATTTGGTCAATTTACTTTTAAAGAAGGCTCTATTGTAAAAGGATGTACCTTTACATATGATAGATCCATTAAGTATGCTAAAATTCTTGATAAAGATTCTAGTGGTCTTGATGTTAATACAGCGTTATTTGCAGAAGGTGATTACTTAAGAAATAATGCCAACCTAGTATCGAGAGTAGTAAAAACTGCTAGTGGATTAGAATCACAAAACCCAGACCTAAACACATTATTTTTTAATTATTTAAATTCATCTAATACCACATTTGCTAACGGTACGTCAAATCCATTAACATCTTACATTAAAGGTGAAGAGCTTGAAGTGTATCCCGCAAGTACATCTATTGCAAATATAATATTTACTGGCATACCAAATGACGTTTTTGTCAAGAACCTTGATACAATATCCGTATCATCCAATTTAAAAGGATCAGGATTCTCAGGTCACGTTGTCACTACTGATAACACTAATCAATTTTTCTCAGTAGAGGTTACTGCTAATGGAACAGGATTTAGTGTTGATGATTTACCTACAGCAACAATTGTAGCTGCAAATGGTGGAGCGTTTACAAATGGAACTTCATCTTCAAATACAACATATGATCTTGCAAATGCTATTTCAAATGGAACTATAACCGTAACTGTAAATTTAAATAAAACCAGTAACGTAACGCTTGGCGATAGTAATTTTGAATCCGGTAACTCAGAGTTTAACATACTTGGAAGTGCCTTCCAAATGAAAGTACAAGATGGCGTCATTTTCCAGAAAGGCACATTCCAACGTTTTGCAGAGCAAGACATTATAGTATCAAAATACACATCTAAGCCAAATGAGCTATCAGTAGGTGTATCAACACAAGAGTCATTCGTTAATAGTAGTATCGATACATCATTGCTTGATAATGCATCCGGCTTTGCTAATGAAAATGCACCAGGTGCAGACAGATTAAAACTTCAACCAATATTAGTAGTTAACACTATTAACAATGCAGTATCATCTAACAACTTCTTAAGACTAGTCGAATTCCAACACGGTATGCCAGTCAAGCTAAATTCACAGGCAGCATTGTCTGGATTAGGTGAAGTACTAGAAAGAAGACTTTACGAGACTAGTGGTGACTATGTTGTAGACCCACTTGCATTAGGATCCGAACAAGTAGTTGGTAACACAGAAATATTATCAATAGCAGTTGGAGCTGGTATAGGTTATAACAAAGGTAAAAGATTTGAATTAGTAAACACTTCAAGACTTCAATTACCAAAAGCAACATCAACTGAAAGTGTAATAGGACAAGAAGTTTCTATTAACTATGGTAACTATGTAGAAGTTGATGAATTTGTTGGTCAGTTTGGAATAGAAACAAATGATAGAGTTCTACTTATGGGAACTCAGTTTAATGCAGTAAGTGCTGCTAATTCATCAACATTTGATTTATCATCTAATAGTGTAGCAGCGTTTACTGATGCAAACACTACATTAGCATATGCAGGTACAACAGGTAATGTTGTAGGTCATGCTAGAGTAAGAGCAGTAGAACAACTAAGCTCATTACCAAATAAAAGTACATCTAAATTTAACTTATACATTTATGATGTGCAAATGAATACTGGTAAATCATTTGCTAAAGATGCAAAAAGTTTGTTTCATTATTCTGCTGGAGAATATACTGGATCACTATCTCAAACTAACCAGGCAAAAAGAGGTTTAGCAGATTTAGTAATTAATTCATCTACACAAAACCAAGCTAGAATATTAGATTCAGGTCCAGAAGACAAAGATCTATTATTTCCACTTGGCCAAGTTGGTATAAAAACAATATCCAACACAGCTTCATTTACATATGAGAGCTCAGCATCAGGAGACTTCACTACAAGTGGAACAGACACATTAACAAAGTCCGGCACAGAAAATTGGGGATTTGGAACATCAACTACATATCTATCAGAAGTTCAAGAAAACGAATTAGTAATTGTATCTAATACAACTATAGTAGAATCCACTAACCGTGATACAAATGTTACAATAAACACAGACAATAAAATTCTTACAACCATTAACACAACCGACATATTTGAAGGTGATTATGTTAGGGTTGCTAACTCAACTGCTAACGGTGGTATATACCAAGTCATAAAAAAAGCTGAATCAAAAATAACATTAGATAGAGCAGTAACGGGTGTTGCAAATACAGCTAACGCTCGTGTAGCTATTGCTTATCCTAAAGGCAGAGTAATATCATTAAGAGATAGAACAATAGCTAACGCTCAAGTAACTAACTCTGGTCAACAACTAGTAATAAATTTAGGTAGATCTTTAGCTGGCGAAATGTCATTTGATGTAAATCATAATGTAAGAGACACTAGTTCAGGCGGTATCATAAAAGGATATAAAAAATCTGAAGTAGCTATTTACACATCTAATAACGCAGGAGGCAATTCCGGACCATGGGGATTAGGTATTACAGATGCACAAGCATTGTTAAAAGTTTACGCTTCAGCTGACAGCACATCAATAGTGCAAGCAAGTAACGCTTTAGCTAATGCTGTAGCTAATGGCACTATGGTAGATAGAACCAAAGAGTTTGAATTAGTAAGTGGTCAAGAAGGATCTAAGTATGGCTTATCTAAACTAAAATTAAAAAGTGGCAGTACATATGTTCCAGGCAATGCAACTCTAGCAGTTGAACTAAACCATTTTACTAATGATTCAGGATCAGGTTATACATCATTTCAATCATATGTACCAGTTATTGATGATACTAATCTAGCTAATACGTCTGCTATTACAACGCAAGAGATACCTTTATTTGTATCTAACCTATCAGGTTCAGAATACTCGTTAAGAGATGTAGTTGATTTTAGACCATATGTTACTAATACATCTACCGTAGAAGGAACATTCTTAGATGCTGATGCTACAGTAAATCCTAATACAGCAGAACAAATTACAGGAACTCAATACACTTCTACGCCAAATAAACCATGGATAAGTAATATTACATACTACTTACCAAGAAAAGATAGGTTGGTTTTAGAAGATGGTAAGCTAACAATTGTAAGAGGAAACCCATCAACAAATCCAGAGCTTCCTTCAAAACCACCAAGTGCAATGCAATTGGGTACTATTGATGTACCAGTGTATCCTACACTAGATGCCATTACTGCCGCTGGTTACAAGAGACCAGATCTAGCTGTAAAAATTAGAGCCACTCAGTTAAAAAGATATACAATGAAAGATATTAAAACTATTGATGATAGAATTAATAACTTAGAATATTATACATCTTTAAATTTATTAGAAAAACAAACTGCTGATGAAGTATTACCAGGCAGAGCAGATCCAACTATCAACAGATTTAAAAACGGCTTCTTAGTTGATAACTTTGCAAACATGACAACAGGTAATCCACTTAACACAGAATTCAAAGCAGGGTTTGATATTGCAAGAAAACTATTGACACCTAGATTTGAACAATATAATATAGGATTAAAATTCAAATCTGGATCTAACATTGCTGATTATGGTGATGTCAAGATGACACAAAGTTTGATGACAAGGATAATTGAACAACCAAATGCTACTCAAAGTAGAAGATGTACTTCAGCGTTCTGGCAATATAATGGTGACCTTGCACTATATCCTGATTACTTAAGTGATACTGATGTTACTCATAACCCAGAAAAACAAGTAACCATAGATGTTGACATAGCAAGTGGTACTCTAGCATTACTTGATGAGCTAAACAAATACATTCCTATTCAACAAACAGATCAAGAAGTAATTGAACAAAGTGATGAAACAATCTTAGTCGATACTCAAGTTGATGGACAGACAACTACTCAAACATTTAGAACAGTACAGACACAAAAAATTAAAGAGACTACAACAGGTATTGCAGTTAAATCTAAAACTACTTCAAAAAAAGTAGGAGAGTTTGTTACAGACGTATCATTCCAACCTTACATACCTGCTACAACTATTAGATTTATAGCAAGAGGTTTAAGACCAAATTTAAAACATTATGCGTATTTTGATGATGTAGCAGTAAGCCATTTATGTGCACCAGGTGAAACACTTAATACTGTAGACAGTGCTTATGATGATCTACAATTGATGTCATCAACAAGAGCTAAGCAAATGATATTTGCTGTAAATAAGAAAAACACAGCATTGACTGCAAATAGTTCAGGCGGTATTGCAGGATTATTTTTTGTACCAGCTAAGTTGTTTATGGCAGGTGAAAGAAAATTTGCATTGACTGATGTACCAAATTTAAGCCAAATGGGCGATACGGTATCATCTGCTTCTGCTAACTTTAATTGCTTCAACTTCTCATTAGAGAAAACTGACGTTAATCAATCAACAAGATCACCAATATTATCTTCTACAGAAACTGGTAGAATATTTACATCAACCACTAATTCAGAATTCCAAGTTGTTACAACTATACCTGACGATGATGGGGGAATAGGAGCTAATACAGATCCTGGCGAAACACCAAACACCGTGTTTGATGATACTAGAATACCACCTTGTGAAGATATTAATCCTCCAGCACCAGAAGACTGGTGGGAGCCGGGAGACGGCCGTGGTGGCGGTGGTGGAAGACGACAGGCAGGAAGAATAGTGCCATGTCAAGAATGTCCAGAAGCATTCTTAGAGCAACTAGATGCCAGAGGAATTAATGCAAGAACTAGACACTCTGCATCAAGACAAAGAGGATTGACCTCACAAGAGTTTATGTGTGCACAGTTTGTTGACCCATTAGCACAATCATTCTTACTTCAAGGTACAATGTTTGATGGATCTACTACAGGTTATCTTAGAGGTATTGATTTATTCTTTGCTGAAAAGAATCCAACATTAGGTGTCACAGTAGAACTAAGAGAAGTTCAAAACGGATTACCATCAAATAAAATATTACCATTTGGTAAGACAACTATTAAATCACAAAACATAAACATATCATCAAATGGTACAGCAGCTACAAGAGTTCTATTTAAAGCTCCTGTTGCAGTAGACACTGAGAAAGAGTATGCATGGGTTGTAAAACCTGAAGGCAATAATCCTGAGACAAGATTATTTACTTCTAAAGCAGGACAAAAATCTCTCACTACTGGTCAAGCAATTAATCAGGACTGGGGCGATGGCTCAATGTTCCTATCAAGTAATGACAGAACATGGACACCATATGCAGATGAGGATGCCAAATTTACTTTATATGCATCTCATTTTAATACTACAGCAGCTTCAGTTGAACTCACTAACGATGATCACGAGTTCTTAAAATTGGGTGACATTACAGGCAACTTTACACAAGGTGAGGAAGTGTTCCAATTTGGAGTAGCAGACCCATCTCAGTTAGCTTCTAATGTATCATTTGAAGCAGGCAGTAATAGAGTCGTGGCAGGAACAACTCAGGACCTATCTTTACTAGGTGCAAATCCAGGTGACAGAATTGTTTTACAAAATGCTAATAATGAATTTGATGCTGTGACTGTTAGAACAGTTAGTGCTAGCTTAATTACATTGAGAGGTGCTCCAGCTATTACTGAGAGTTCAGCCGATGCTGGTACTATTAGGTTTACACCTGTAGGAACATTTAAACAACTAGATGCTAATACAAATACAATATTGTTAAATGATAGTACAGCTACAAATAGCAATTTCTTATTTACTGCATCGAATACATTGATAGGTTGTACAAGTGGTGCTAATAGTGTTATAGGTAGTGTTGAAGATACTAACCTAACATACTTTGAGCCAAGACTTTATAATAATGTTCCTAATAGAACTTCTATAAACACGAGATTCAAAGCAACACACGTTGCTAATAACACAGTTGGTACGTACAAAAGAATTAAAACAAATGACAGAAACTATCCAACACAACCTCTTAAAGTAAGAAGTAAATCTAATGAGATATCTGGAACTACAATAAACAAATCATTGTTTGTAAAATATATGTTTGCAAGTGATAACAAATATGTTTCACCATTAGTAGATATGCAATCACAATCATTAGCAGTCTATGAAAATATAATTAATAACTCAACAACTAATGAGCATATTACTCAAGGCGGTTCAGCTGATGCAAAATATATTTCAAGAACCGTAACATTAGATGAGGGTCTTGATGCTGAGGATATTAAAGTATTTGTAAATGCATACAAGCCAATCAATACAGATATTAAAGTATACGCTAAAGCTATATCTCAAACTGATGAGACTGGATTTGATAATGGCGTATGGTCAGAGCTTCAAAGAACTAAAAATACTAACAAAGTAAGTTCAAATGAAAATAGAAAGGATGTTATTGAATATGGTTTTGAATTTAAAGATGCACCAGACTCAACAGTACAATCTGGATCTATAACATTCAGTAACAATAGTACATCTATTACTGGAACAGGAACATCGTTCACAACTGAACTACCAGTAGGGTCTTTAATCAAAATTGATAACCCTCCTTTTGATGCAAATACAAATTATCAAATATCAATGGTTACAGCTGTTGCAAGTGAT